GCACTTCCCCTCGGAAGTAATCTAGGCTCATACAACCGGATGTCTAGCGCTCCATTCATTCACTTCAGGAAGTAGACCATGTCGTTTATCTGTCCTAGGATTTATGGTCGTGGCGAAACTCAACAGCTCTCACCTTCTGGGGCAATTCTAGTCCCACTAGAGCTCTATCGCTCTGAGACAAACCACGTTACCTTCCGATTGATTGGCGATAGTGAGCAGAGAATCTTTGTTTCTTGTCCCCTGACGGATAGGGACTGGGCTGTTTGCGCTACTCACGTAGTCCAAACAGTGATTCATGGCGCATCTCCAGCGGTTTTGAACGCTCTAGCGAGCGCGGAGGTTGTCGCGGTGATCAGGCTCGTCCAGCAGATGGAGAGAACGGGTTGTCCTGTCCATCGTGAGAAGCCTGTTGCTGCGAAGAACGACATCGATGATGCGATTATCAGTCGAATCACCCCAGAGTTCATCAGTCAGTTGATTGCATCAGCAGGATAACGTTGAGGAGGAGCGATGACAGAAATCCTTGTAGTTGAGGGTGGGGGTGTTCTTGGTGGCTCAGGAACACCTGACGGTCCGTTCGCTCCTGCTTCAGCGGCAGTGCCCACCGGTGGTTTAGCCGGTGAGGTACTGACGAAGGTCACCAACGCTGACTACGACATCGACTGGATTGATCCTCCTCAGGAAGTTCCTGATGGCGGAGCTACTGGCGAAGTACTGACTAAGCTCAGTGCTGCTGACGGAGATGTCGGCTGGGTTGAAGTTCTTACCACTCCGACAGAGGAAGTACCGAGCCTCGGAGCGTACGCTCTGAACCCCAATGGTAATCTCTGGACGATTCTCGGATCGACTGGATATCCGGTGACTGCGCTCTTCCAGTGGCAGGGCGAGGACTACACGGGTATCAATACCTACGTCTGGCCAGTCTACGTCACTCGTAACGCAGTGCCGGGCCTGAGCCGGATGTCCTTCTATCTCGGAACTATCGGCGGAGCGACAAACACCTTCAAGTTTGCACTCTACAGCAATCAGGTCGTTGATGGCAAGATGCTACCGGATGCACTGATTCAAGAGTGGACATCGAGTGCGATCGTCGCCTCATCTGTTCAGATCTGCAACATCTCGCCAGCGATCAACCTCGAAAGAGGCTTCTACTGGCTAGCTGGATGTCAGGTCGGGAACAATGCCACTCAGATCTATTCGGCATCTAGGACAGAGTCTCCTCTACTTGGCTTCTCTACCACTCCAGCTACCTCCAACTTCTTCAGCGATTGGAGAGCTGGATATACCTCAACGAATCATCTGCTCGCTTCTGATGCCTTTCCGGCAACGATGGAAGTAGATACGGCAGACTTCACTAAGACCGTCTTCTTCCTTCCTCGTCTCGCATTCGCTAGTCCAGCATAATCGTAGATCGGAGCGACATGGCAACAGGTCATGAGGTTATCGGAGTTTCTACCGTAGCAGCGAGCATTATTCAGGGTCGGCTAGATCGACACAACTCAGGCAGTATCGATCGTTCGATAGTTCTTCAGAATCGATCTGTGTTGACGATCTTCCTCGGTGGCGAAGATGTCTCTGTCTCCGACTTCGGATATGCGCTTGTGCCCAATGGCGAGATCTCTTTCGATCTCATTACCAGCGATGATCTCTTCGTTGTCGCTTCTGGTAATGTCGATCTCAACGTTCTATATCTGGGGCTATGATGAGTAGGGTATCTACATCCCACTTCAATGACGGTTATGCCTTAGCATCGAATCAGTGGCAACCGAACTACGATGCTTTCGGACGATTCAGAGTTTCTCAACCGACTTCTCTGTTCGATTCGAAGCAGCTTCACGACAACGACCCCCTTTTCTGGGATGACGCGCAGATGAGTGGCAGCGGTACCACTAGCACCTATAGCACAGCCGCAGCGAGTTCTGTTCTCGGTGTCAGTGCTTCTACTGCCGGTAGGCGACTACGACAGACGTTCAACCACTTCAACTACCAGTCCGGCAAGTCCCAGTTGATTATGATGACTGGCTGTCTAAGGCTAACTGGTGGCGGCACTGGTGTCACCAGTAGGATCGGTTACTACGACGATCTCAACGGCATGTACTTCCAGGATTCATGGGGAGCCTTGAGCGTTGTAGTTCGCAGTAGTGTTACTGGGGCAACAGTTGATGATGTCATTCCGCAGTCATCGTGGAATCTAGACAAAGTCGATGGCACTGGTGCTTCTGGTTACGATCTCGATATCACGAAGCTACAGTTGTTCGTGATCGACTTCGAGTGGCTTGGCGCTGGCTTTGTTCGATTTGGCATCTTCGTGTCTGGAGAGATCGTCTACGTACACATCGTTAACTACGTAAACACACTGAACACCCCGTACATCTCGACTCCAAACTTGCCTCTACGAGTTGAGATCATGAACGATGGCACTGGAGTTGCCTCAACACTACGGCAGGTCTGCTCATCGATCTCTTCTGAGGCTGGCAACGATCGCCCTGGCTTGCTGTTCACGGCGTCAACTGGTCCAACACATCTCAACGCTGATGTTGTCGGAACGAAGTACGCTCTGATCTCAGTATCACCTCAGCCAGATCGACTCGGTGTGGTAACTAACCAGTTCGGCGTCTCAGTGCTGAGTAAGACCAACGATAACTTCGAGTGGTCGATGGTGCTCAATCCCGTAGTCGCTGGAACGATGACTCACACTGACTACGACGGATCATCTGCTCAGGTTGCTCTCGGAACTATCCTCAACACAGTGACGAACGGTATTCTTCTCGCCTCTGGATTCACTGCTTCTAGCGGGTTCTCTGGTCTGACGATTGGCGACATCGTTCGATTCGGATCTACTATCGCCGGAGTTACAGACAGAGTTGTTCTCTGCGTTACTCCGCTTACTGCTGGAGCTGACATCGTCGGCTCTGTTTCTTGGAGAGAGATCGGCTAATCACCCCGGAGGTGAGATCATGGAACTTGGAGCTGGGGAGTTCCCCCTACCCGAGATCGATGATTTCGTTTCAGGGCGAGTTAAGTCGCTTGGCTGGGGGGTGCTGGCATGGTTCAGCACCTACCTAGGCCAGCCTAACGCGAAGTGGAAGAGCGAAGGCAAGCCGTTCACTCTCACCAACGAGCAAGCACTGTTCATCCTTCGGTGGTACGCAGTCAAGGAAGATGGCTCGTTCTACTTCTGCGACAGAGCGATCCTCGAACGCCCTAAGGGCTGGGGCAAGTCACCTTTACTCGCAGCGATGTGCTGTGTCGAACTTCTAGGTCCAGTCAGATTTAGCCACTGGGACGAAGATGGCGAACCGGTAGGTAGACCAGAGCATCTACCTCTGGTGCAGGTAGCGGCAATCTCAGAGGCTCAGGCAGATAACACGTTCAAGCTCGTAATCCTGATGCTCCGAGAAGGCGACGCTTACGACACCTACGATCTTCATGGTTGTGTCTTCCGCAGCAAGGTAGAGCTGAAAGATGGCGGGCTGATCGAGCGAGTTACTAGTTCTCCTGCCGGTCGAGAAGGCCAGCGAGTTACGTTCGCTGTAGCTGACGAGACGCATCTCTGGTTGCCGAACAAGGATGGCCCAGAGCTGTTCGAGGCTATCGAGCGTAACGCACTGAAGATGGATGCAAGGCTAGTTGAGACCACAAACGCACCCGTTCCGGGTGAAGGTTCGGTAGCTGAGATAAGCTACGCAGCGGTTACGGAATTGTACGCAGCCGCCAAAAGCTGGAAAGAAGTAGACATCCTGCTTGACACAAAGCAGGTTACGATCGAGAACATCTACGACCCAGAACAGGCAATTCCCGCGCTGGAGTACGTTTACGGTGATTCATCGATCGCCCGAGGGGGATGGATTAACCTCCCTCGATTCTGGAAGAAGATCTGCTCTCCTTCTACCAGAGAGCACGTAGCACGACGGTTCTACTTCAACGAGAAGGTACAGGGAAGTTCCAACTGGCTCAGGAATGAAGCTTGGGCTGCCTGTAATGACTCAGAACTGAAGTTGCTACCGGGTGAGAAGTTCGCTATGGGATTCACTGGTCAAATCCGTAATGGGGCCACAGCAATCGTAGCCTACCGACTCACCGATGGAGCTTTGTTCAACATCGGGCTTTGGGAACGTCCTGAGGACGCTAACGAAGATTGGGAAGTGCCGTTCGTGGAAGTTGACGATCGTATCAGGAAAATGCTAAGCAGCGATGATTGCCTGAATCTCGTCACTAACCCCGAACACTGGCAGGAGGTTGTCGGCCGTTGGGCTGGTGACTTCGAGGACAAGGTTGTCGAGCTATGGCTTGGCAAGAACAAGGGCAAGCATGCCGCAGCGGTTGCTCAGTTCGAGGCAGCAGTGGATGCGAGGAGATTGAAGTGGAGAGACTTCCATATCAGCCGACACGTCCTAGCCTGTCACACCACAGAGCTACCGAATACGATCGACCCAGAGAATCCCTCGATTCTGATCCGCAAAGAGAACGCAGCATCAACGAGATACATCAACCTCGCTCAGGCAGCGCTGTTGGCAGTTGAGGCTGGAGTTATTGCGATCGAAGAGGGCGGACTCAATGAGCAAGAGGATGACTTCTTCCTCTACTCCTACTAAGAGAAGGAAGGAGGTGTTTGATTAGTGGCTACGTCTGGAACGAGCGCCGATCTGGCACCGGGCTCCCCGCACTGGTGGGTGGCTCGCCTCGGGGAGAGGCTGATGGATCGTCAGTCTCTCTACGACTTGCGTGAAAGCTACGCTGAAGGCAACCATCCCCTACCGAATGGCGACAGGAGATACGTCAAGGCCCTTGCTGACTTCCAGAACAAGGCTGTGACGAACTACATCGCCCTTATTCAGGCCGCTGTCACCCAGAAGATCCGACAGAAGGACTTCCTGATCGGTGATGAGGGCAAGGTCGATCGGGACGCTAGGAAGATCTGGCAGCTCAGCGACATGGACATCCAAGCACCAGTGCTAATTCAACTAGCGGCTAAGCTTGGATTCTCCTACGCGATCGTTCTTCCTCCCGAAGAGCCTGGCCTTCCTCCTCAGATCTTCCACCGTGATCCTCGGAACTGTGAGATCGAACGAGATCGCAACCGGCCTACGAAGACGCTAGCTGGACTTGAGTTCTGGGTTGATGAAGCTGCGAACCAGGCGTTCGCCATCCTCTACCTCCCAGAGGTAGTCTACTACTTCGAGACCGATGTTCCGACCCGTGAGTCGATCCATGAGACGTTAAGTCACGGGATGTCTCAGTCAGTAGGGCTGTTTGAAATCGTGGCCTCACAGCCAAATCCAGTGGGTGTTGTTCCGCTGGAGCGGTGCGACTGGGTACCTTCTGCTGGAGAACGAGGACTTGCTGCCGGAGAGATGGTTTGGTCGATCCAAGATCGGATCAACAAGACCACGCTTGAGCGGATTGTGATCACGAACTCACAAGCGTACAAGCAGCGGTGGGTCACTGGAGCCCCAGTCCCGAAGAACGGTAAGAACGTCAGCAAGAGGCCCCCGTGGGAGCCTGGAGCCGATATCCTCTGGTTGTCTGTCAGCCCGGACACGAAGTTCGGCGAGTTCTCTGAAGCTAACATCACTACGGTGCTAGCTGCCGTCAGAGATGATGTCGGAGACATGGCTGCGATTGAGCAGACTCCAGTCACATCGCTAGTGAACAACATGGTTAACGTTTCCGGAGATACCATCCGAGAGGCGAACTCAGGACACTATGCTAAGGTCCGACTACACCAGGATGCAGTCGGATTCTTCTTCGAGCGACTGATGAAGATTGCCTTCCGCTATCTAGGTGACCCCAGAGCTACTGAGGTAGCGCAAACTCTGTGGTGGCCGATTCAGGCTCCTGATCTAGCCTCTGTCGCTGACGCCTTCCAGAAGTTCGTTGCTAGTGGAGTTCCACTCCGACTGGCAATGGAGCAAGCAGGTATCTTCACCGACGAACAGATCGAGTTCGCAGTACTAGAAGCAGAACGAGTCAAGGCTGAGACCGAAGCTCGTGAAGACAAGCAGCTAGCAGAGCAAGCGGCTGCGACAGAAGCATTATCCGATAGCGCTAGCGAGACTAGCGCGTAAGAAGGGAACGAAATGCCTGAACTGGCTGAGGGTGTTGAGGGAACTGAGCTTGAGGCTCAGGAAGAGACTGAGGTCGTAGAGACCGAGGTTGAAGTAAACACGGACTTCGCAATCAATGCACCTCTCGATGAGGTCGCTGACCCGGAGGTCTTCAAGAAGATCGTCAAGAAGCTTCGTGCAGAGAACATGCGCACACGCACGAAGAAGAACGAGGCCTCCTCTGAACTCGAAGAGTTCAAGGCTTGGAAGGAATCACAGCTCACTGAAGCTGAGAAGCTACAGGCTCGGGTTGATGTGGCGGAGAAGCGTGCCGCTACTCTTGAGCGCGCTGTGATCCTGAAGGAGTTCGGTCTCGATTCTGATGACGAAGAACTTGCAGAGCTTGTCGAGAAGTTCGTTGTCGGTTCTGCCGAGGAGATGCGCCGGAATGCGCAGCTACTAGCGACAAAGATCGCTAAGCCCTCGGTTACGAAGAAGTTCGAGACTGGAGATCGCTCACCCCTGAAGAACAAGTCCGTTAACTCGGGTGGGAGTTTTCTAGTCGGTCTCGCCAAGCGCGATCTAGGCGCTTAAACCTCAATCAAGGAGTAATCAGTTATGGCTACT